GCACAAGTTAATCAAGTTGAAAGACAAAAAAGACAAAAAATGGAAGATTTGCAAACCATTAGAGATAGTGCTTTACAAATAATGAAAACAAGCCAAACAGAGCAAGAAAAAGCTAACCAAAGAAATTTATTGTCAGCTTCTACAACTATTGATAAACTTAAAATAGATTATCAAAATCAAGTAGCAGAAGGAGGGTTAATTGATAGGCAAAATATACCTTTTAATGAAAAGTTAAAATTAAAACAAGAAGCTTTAGATAAATTAACGGCTGGCTTAAATGACACTAAAACACGTCTTGAAGGCAATAAAGGTGTGTTGCAATCTTTATTAGGGACGGAAGAAGCTTATAATCGCTCTTTAGCAATTCTGCAAAACCAAACCCAAGAAACTTTAAATGAGGCTCAAAACGGAATAATTGCAGAAGCTCAACGAATGGAAAAAATTACAACTATAGAAAATTTAAAAAACATTTCAAGTTCCGTTAGCAATGCAAACACCGAAAAACAGGCAAATAATATAGCTACTTTGTCAGTGCAAAGAATAGATGAGGCAGAAAATCAAGGCATTATAACCCCAGCGGAAGCAACGGTTTTAAGAAATAATTTATCAAATTCTTTTAACAATAGAGCGGTAGATATAACATTAAATAATGCGTGGGATAAAGTAGCGAGAGGAGATATTGAAGGGGCTAGGAAAGATGTTGAAATAAAATACGATTTAACGAGAAAAGGAAAGGCTTTTAATACTTCTTTTTCAAAAGACGGCTCATATGTTGCAGACCAAACAGGCAATGAAACAAAGTTAAGAAATTTTTTGTTGCAGTTAGATAAAATGGAAACAAGTGAAAAAGTTTATCAAGAACACGAAATACAAAATAATATATCGCTTGAGGAACTAATAGAACAAAGAACAAAAGATTTACCGCCAGAAAAACATGAGGAAGCAATAAAAGAAATAACCAAATTATATGGTGAAAAAAATAATCTTGCAAGTGCGGAATTTAATTACAATATTTTAAGGCAAATGCAACAAAAAGGGCAAATTTCACTAAATGTTGATATTACCGACCCTAAAGTTATTAGCAATTTTCAAAAAGAAAACGGACAAGCTTTTAGAAGTTCTTTAACTACGGAAAGAGCTAAAGCTTTTAAAACAGGTTTTAATCAAATTGGATTACCTAGAAATAAAATAATTAACGGAGAAGCCGTTCCAGTTAGTAATGTAGAGCAAATGAAAGAATTTATAGATTATTACAAAAACAATCTTGGTTCTATGGATGCCCTTGAAAAAGAAGCAGGTTATCATTTAGGAACGGAAGGGGCTTTGTTGATAAAAGGTTTAAACCGAGGACATACTTTAGACCAGTATGCGGATATTATAAATAAAATTATCGTGCCTAAAAATACAGGCACATTTGCAATAAGTGAAGACAATAAACTTGATAAAGATTTTTTAGACCAATATTTAAAAACCCCTGAAGGAAAATATCTTGAGGCAACAGGGCAAAGAGCTAAAGCTCAAAAAAATGCAAAAGGTTTAAGAATAATAGCAGAAGCAACAGGAGAAACAAAAGCTTCAAATGTTGCAAACAGATTTAGTGGGACAACTGATTATATTGCAACAAGCAATAAAAGTATTGAATTTGATAATACTCTTTATAAAAAATCAGATATTGAAAAATCAATTAATATTGTTTTTGCAAATAGCGAAGATTACTTAAATCTTAACAATAAATATAAAATTGATGTAAAAGATATAATGAAAGCAGAAACGACAATTGCAGGAGAAGTAGATTTTTATGTTTATCCGCAAAACGGAAACCCTAAATTTTCAATTGGCAACATACCTTTTGATAAATTGCCAAAACCACCGACAGCAGAAGAACAAAAAGCACAAGATTATAAAAGACAACAAACAGCAATTGCAGAAAAAGAATTAAAGCAAAGGGAAGATTGGAAAAATATAAAAGCAAATGTAAAAGCTTTAGCAACACTTGAAGGAGCAAAAGCCCCTACTGAAGAAGAATTGCGAGAAGAAGGAAAAAGAAAAAGAGAGGCTATTATTCAAGGAGCTTCCAATATTGCAAGCGGAGTTAAAAATATTGCTTCTAATGTTGTAAGTAAAGTTAAAGCAGGTGCTACTAAAGGAATTGAAGTAGCTAAACAATTAAATGAACCAAGTGTATTTGAAGAAACCATCAAAAAGTCAGATGAGGAATTGCAAAATATAGTTAAAAATAACAAAAAATAAATTTTATGAACGAAGATAGAGATTTATTAAGCAATGAAGATTTTTCCCAAGGACAAATTAGAAAACCATCTAGATTACCAAAAACCAAAAGACCTAAAAATATTATTCCAATAGAGCCAACAGGAACTCCAAATGTGCCTTTTAGTGAAGAAATGTTAGGTCAAAACCAATATAAAAGAGGATTAGGTGAGGCACAATTAACAACACAATTTGCAGGAACGGAAAGAGGACAAGCTATAATAGGACAAAATCAAGCCAATTTAAACAAAATTCTTTCTAATGCCCCTGAAATAAAAGAGACCTTTGGTAATGTCTTGCCGTGGAATATGGCTTTAAAAAATGTTTTCACCGAAACTTTTGAAGATTATTCTTTAAGTGGAGCATTTGCTAGAGAGTTAACAAGAGCAAGAGTAGACCCTGCGGAAGCTTTAAGTGAGGAAGATTTTAAAAAATCTCCATATTATAGAAAAGGTATGAAATATCCTTCCTTTCCTATTAATCTTGCAGAACAGCAAAAAATGGCAGATAATATGGATATGAGGGCAGAAAATGAAGCAATATCAACTTTATCAAGCCATTTGCAAAAAGTAGGAAGATTTGTTGCAAGCATTGGAGCAAGTATAGTTGCAGACCCAGTGACGACAATTGCTACAGGTTTTACAGGTGTTGCCACGAAAACAATTGCAGGAGCAGTAGTGGTAGGAGCTATGGAAAATGTTATAATTGATGAAATTATAGATTATGCAAACAAAGACCAACTTGCTTTGGAAGGAATAAACAAAACCCCCGAGGAAAGAAATTTAGAAAGGTTGCAAGCAGGACTTTTTGGGGGAGTTATAGGTGGAGGAGCAAAAGTATTTTCTAATTATCTAGAGCGAAGAAAAATAAAAAAAGGACAACAAGAAGTCCCAGCAGGAGAAACCGAAGACTTGCCTAATTCAAATATACAAGAACCTGAAACCTCACAACCAATTTTAAATGTTAATGAATTTCAAGATTATTACACAACGGAAACCTTGCAAGAACAAATATCTAGAAAAAGAGGCTTAACTTTGGAAGATAGAAAAGAGTTAATTAAATTTAAAGAAGAGCAAAAAAGAGAAACTATAAAATTTAGACAAGAATTAAAAAGAGGTTTAAATTTAACTTTAACACCAGAACAGCAAGCAGACAAAACACAAGCCATTTTGCAAGCAAGAAATATGTTAAACGAGACGGCAGATTTAAACCCTCAAAAAGTAGCAGAAATAGAAAAAAATGTAAATAATGCTTATTTAAAAACCAATGAAAACACGACAGGGGCTTATTTGCCTGAAGTTTTGGAGGTAAAAGGCTTAAGTAGACCAAATTTGAATGTCAAATATAAAGTTGTTGACTTAGATAGCTTAATTTACTCTAATAACCCTGATGGAAAAATTAACCCTTTTTACCCTAAAAAATATCAACCTAGAGACCGAGAAAAAGATATTATAGGTTTGCAAAAAATTAGCAACAATGCAAATAATTTAAGCACAAACAAGCTTATTTATAATGCAGGTTCTATTTCTTTAGGTAGTCCTATTATTACAAAAGATGGAGTTGTAATAAGTGGAAACGGAAGAAGTATGACTTTAGAGCTTGCATATGCAAGAAACAAGGCAGACCACTATTCTAATGAACTAAAAAGCAAATTTATTCAATTTGATTACGAAGGAATAAATAAACCAGTCCTTGTAAGGGAAATTGTAGACGATTTAAGCGATGCAGATTTGCAAAAATTAGCAAAAGGAACAAACATTGATGAAGTTGACCCATATACTCAAATTGAAACTATAAAAAACGATGCCTCATTTTTAGAAGATAGTGATATTATCTTACTTTATCAAGGCGGAAATGTTGGAAGTAAGGCAAATAAACCTTTTTTTAATGCTTTTTTTAGAGAAGTCCCTGAAACTGATTTAAAAAAATATCTTAATTCAACAGGTTTAACAATGGATGGAGCAAGTAAAATGGAAAAGGCTATTGTTTATTCTGCTTACAAAAACGAAGACCTTATAAATCAAATGTATGTTTTAAGGGATGACGATGTTTCAAAAGCGGTTGTTGATGCCTTGGTTGATGTTGCACCTAAGATTATTGAATTAAAAAGATTGATTAAGCAACAAATTACCGACCCTGACTTTGATATTAGCCAAAATATGGCTAAAGCCTTTGAATTATACTATTTTAAAGATAGAAATCTTTTAATACAGGAACTAAATCAAAGAGAAAATATTTTTGGAGAACCTTTTACTGACCCTATAACGGAAACTATTTTGAGAGGATTTTTTAAAAATGAAGGAACTTTTGATAAAATTGCTACAAAAAAAGAACTGATAACTTTTTTTAACAATTATTTTGAAAGTGCTTTAAATACTCGCAAACTTGGAATAATTAATACTCTTGAAAATCAAACAAGTCCTAAAGATTTGCTTGATTTAGCAAAAAGTAATAAAGAAAATGTTGTAATAGTGCAAGAAAAACCGCAACTTGAAAATGCACCTGATAGTAAGCAATTTTTAGAGCAAGAATTTGAGAAAAACTATAAAGATATTACTATTTGGGAAAATACGAGATATGACAAGGTTGCTCAAGGATATAAACCAATGACTAGTCAAGTAAAAGCAAAAGGCGAAGCAATGAATTTAACACCTGATGAAATGATTGAACTTTATAAAAATGAAGCAAACGTATTAAACTTTGCACTATTTAAAGTAAGAGCTAAAGATTGGAGGGAGACCTTTCCTCAATTAGATAAAAATGGTAAAAATATAAGGGACTATGCAACTACTAACGAATTAAGGGTGCTTGACGAATTGCAAGGTGTAAATACAAAACTTTTGCAAGATGAAACATTAACCCTTGAAGATAGATTAAGTAAATTAACTCAAATTGCTGATAATATGCTTGAAAAACTTAACAAAGAAAGCCCTGATGGAACTTTTAGGATTGATATGGCAAAAAGACAAGCGGAACTTGATTATGTAGATAGTATTTTAGACCAACCGCAATTAAAAGAAGATTATTTAAAAGTTTTTAGAGAGGAGGAAGACCTTTTGAGACGAATAAACGATTACTTTGGATGTAGAATTAAAAAATAATAAAAACAATATGGCAAATCACAATTCTTGTGCCGTTAATTTAACAGGCGAAATAGCAGAACTAATAAGAAACGAAGAAGAAAAGCTTAAAAACTCAAATTTAAGTGAATTTGAAAGAATGAGGTATTTACAAGATGTAGTGCGAAAACTTAAACAAGAAGAAAAATTAGAAATATTGCAAAGAGCAGAAACTTTTAAAGCCTTAAAAAGCAAATTAGACGAAGCCGTTTCTACTTATTCTAACAAATGGTTTAAAGTTTCTTATCAAGATGCACTGCTTAACATAATACAAACAAACACAAAAAGCTCACAAGGGGCAAGATTGAATTTAGAGCAAACAATTATTAGCTTACACAAAAAGCATTTAGGTTATTTGAGTGCAGAATTAAACAAAATAGACCATTTTAGAATAAAAGGAGACATAGATATTACAACCAAAGAAGGGGCAACTTTAAACAACAACATTATGAGAGAAAGGGCAAAGCTAAATGGAGCGGACATTGAAAGCACAGGCGACCCTATTGCTTTACAATATGCAAAAGCTTTAAATGAGGCTCAAGCCAAACTTGATAAAGATTTAACCCTTGCAAATTTTAATGTTAGCAGAAAAAAAGGCTTTGCAGGTATGCAAACACATTCTAAAAGAATTTTGCAGGAAGAAGGTTTTGAAACTTGGCATAAAAACCTTTTTGAAAATGTAAATTTAGCAGAACAGCCTTTTTTAAAATCTAAAGCTATAAGCAATAATATTTACAAATACTTAGTGGGAGACATTGACAATATGCCTTTAGCAGATGTGCCAATTTCTATGAAACAAAGTGTAAAAGATTTTATCCAAAATGAAAATTTTATATTTAAGGACATTGAGGCAGAAATTAATTATGCAAATACTTTTGGAAGTAAAATAAGTGAAACTTATAAATTAGGAGCTTCTATTGATAGACAAAGCAAAACAATTGCAGAAAAAAACTTTTTTGGCACAACCCCTAGAGCTTTATTAAATGATTTAATAGATTATGCTAACTCTAAATCTTCAAAATCCGTAAATAGAAAAAAAATATATAGTGTTTATAATGAAGTGATGGGAAAGCTAGAAATTGGAAATGAAAGCGTAGCAAGAGCAGGGGCAAATGTAAGAAAACTTACACAAACAACCATATTTGGAGGGACTATGATTAATAGCCCTATTCCTGACAGAATAAACAGGGCTTTTTTAGAATTTTCAACAAACGGAGGTTATGGAGAATTGCTTTTTAATTTAACTAAAGCAATTCCTCAAGGAACAAGTGATATTGGAGAAGTTCTTTTAAAAGGCATAGATTTTAAAAGAAAAGGGGGGCTTACTCAAGAAGAAACAATACATTTAAACAATTTAGGTATAGGGGCGGAGTCTTTTTTATCATATGCAAATCGTTTTTACGATGAAATAAATGCTCTTGGTTCGGGGGAAGGTTTTTCAAAATTTGTAGATGGCACCAGCAAAATGTTTAGCAAAGTGTCAGGCTTGGAAGTTATGGATAATTTGCAAACAAAAGGCGTTTTATCAGTTTTAGCAAAAGATACTTATTTTTCATTGAATAAGAAAAACTGGAAAGGTTTAGAAACTGGAGAAAGGCTAAAATTAACACGATACGGAATAACGGAGCAAGATTATAATGTATTATCTAAACTTTTAAATCAAATAGAAGACGACCCAGTATTTAAAGAAAAGATTTTTGACCCTAACTATATTAAAAACCTAACAAAAGAAGATTTGCAAGAATATATTGCACCCTTGGTAAGGCAAGCCTCAGATTTGGCTAAAATTACAGGAACGGCTTTTAACGAAAAAGATTTGAATAAAATTGTTGAAAAGGTTAAATTTGATTTAGAGACAAAAATAAGAACTTTCTATAATGGAGAAACTCACATCGCTTTAGGAAAAAGAGACAGCAGGGCAAATTTTTTTTCAAGAGGAACTAAGGCAGGAACTTTCGGAGGAGAGGCAACACGATTTTTCGCACAAGCTAAAACTTATCCTATGCTATATCTTGATAATATTGTTAAGAATATCTATTATAGCACCGCAATTGAAACAAATGAGAAGTGGGCTGGTTTTGTTGCTTTTGCTTCTGCTTGCATATTGGCAGGTTATTTAATAGAGCAACTAACGGAAATAAGAAACAACAAGACACCTAAAGATTTTGATAGTGAGATGGCTGTAAGGTCTGTTGTTCGTTCCGGCATTTTTGGGTTGTGGGGCGATGCTTTGGTTGCTTTTGGTTCTAATGTTTTTGACATTTCAAAAACTACTGGGTATCAGAATCAAGCACAACTTTACAAAGAAGTAGCTGGATTTTTAGGAGGACCTACTATTTCAAAAGGATTAGATATTTTAGAAGGGGTTAATAACCTGCTAGCTAAAAAGCCTAATGCTGATAAATTACTAAAGTCTATTAAAAGTGCTATACCTATGAATAACCTATTTTATATCAACGGAACATTAAATTATTTAACTATGGCAATAAGTGAGGGGGTTGGTGGTAAAGGCTTGACAACGGAACGGAAGAGGTTGAGGGGTAGCGATGGATTTTTTGCAGATACAAGCAGGGAATTGATTTTTGACCCTTTACTTTAATGGCTATTTCTAATCGTTATCGTTATCAATTCTTTTTCAGGTGCAAAGGTTAAAGCTAAAGCATCAGCATAATCAGGGGAATGCCCTAATTTTACTTTGATTATCTCTTTTTTTACCAATTTCGGCTCTCCGTTTATGCTTGTTATTTCAGTCGCAAGCAACTCATCTTGAAGAATTTTATTATATTGAAGTATTACCTTACCAGTCATTAACCATTTTTGTAATTCAAAATACATAAATTCTTTAACCCCTATATTTCTACTTTCAAAAGGGCTTATTTTTTTTTCTACTTTTGAACTAAAGTGAACCGCATTAATTTTAATGTTTATGCTATTTCTTCTTGAAACCTGCCTGAAGATTTCAACAAAGCCGTGACCTAAACCTGTCGCATCTATGTTAATAGATTTATAATATAAGTTTTTATTATTAATCATATAATTGCAAACTTGCTGGGCTTTATTTGTAAAGTCCTCCGTGTCTTGAGGGTTATGCTTTAACTCTAAAAACTCACAATAATCACCTTTTCTTATTGATAAAATGCTTTTATCTCCACCACCTGCAACATCCACGCCAAGAATTGCAACCTTATCAACATTCACTTCTTTTTTTTCAAAAGCAAGATTGATAAAGTAAGGGTCGCAAAAACAATTTAAAGCGGTTGCTTCAAAGCCAACGGATAAATTAGGGGGATACTCTTGATTTAGAACCTCAAAAGGGTTAAACACACTTCCTTTTAATTCGTCAATTTTAACCTGAAGCCACCTTTTTTTTTCAATTGGCAAATTGTCAAGGTTGTGTTTTTTCAAATAATCAAAAGTCTCTTCTTTTATTTCTACATTTTCAAAAACCTCGTATTCACTTAATTCGTACCACGGCAAAAAAATGATTTCCTCAACCCTTCCAGAATTTATTAAATTTGAATAAATTAAATAAAGGTTGTTCCCTGTTCCTTTTGGTGTTCCTATTTTAATGTGAGCCATCCCATCAATCTTTGCCAGTGCCTGAAGCTCTAAAACATCCGTTCTCTCGCCCAATTCATCATTAACCAGCCCTAAAAGTGTTGACCCCCTAATATTATCACCTTCAGCCGTGTAAAATTTAGCCGAATTGTTTTCAATTGCCATCTTATGCCCTGAATTCTTTGAAGTTAGCTTTAAAGCCAGCGGA